CAATCCCGGCGACTATCCGATCAAAACTTTTCGGTCACAATCCGGCGCCGAAACCCGCATCCTGTACGGCAGCCAGCGCACCAATATGTCGCTGGAACTCAGCTACGACAACATCACCGACAGCAATGCCGGTCTGTTTCTGACGCACTTTGACGAAGTACAAGGCACGTACCAGACATTTACGGTGCCATCTGCCGTCCGCTCAGGTTGGGCAGGTAGTAGTACCGCGCTTGACGTAACTGGCGCAAATGCTTGGCGTTATGCCGAATCGCCGCAGGTTACCGCTGTCCGTCCGGGCGTTAGCAGCGTGCGGGTCAAGCTGATTGGAGTTCTCTAAACTGTAACCATGGCCAAGATTTTCACCGGACGCGACGGACGCCTGCTACTTGGCTCCGACACCTTGGTCAAAGTGACCAGTTGGACGCTCCAAGCTGACTTGGAGACACTGGAGTCAACCACACTTGGCGACGCCCAACGCAGTTACGTTCCCGGCGTCCAAAGTTTTAGCGGCAGCGCCACACTGCTGTACTACATCGATACCGACGAAACCAACGACGCGAGCACACTGCTTCGCAAACTGGTCAAAACCTCGGGCGTTTCCAGCAGCGACATAGTAACGCTGACTTTGCGTTTGGCTGGTGACCTCAGCAATAGCGACGTAACACTGACTGCGTATATCACCAGCGCCTCGATTGGTGCATCTGTCGGTGAAATTGTTAGCGCCCAAATTTCCTTCCAAGGCACTGGCGCCTTGACCACCGCAACTCTGTAATGAGCGTCTATCTCGGCAGTTACGGATTAGTCGAACTGCGGCGTAGCTCCGAGCTGGCCGAGAAAACGTCCATCGTCAATCCGGGCGACGTTAATACTGCCCGCCGCCGATTCAGTTTTGATTTTGATACCGGCTTTCTACATAGCGGCGATCATATTGAAATCCGCAGCACCAACGGCGCCAACCTTTCTTTTGTCGATGCAAGCGGCTGGGTCGTCAATGCTGTCCAAGACGCCGGCCACTGGTACGTCCACGTTGATGAACTTGGCGGCATCAGGCTTTACGACACTTTTGACAAGGCAATTGAGGGCCTGCAAAGTCAAGCGATTGTGCTGACTTCGATTGCAGTTGATATTCCCATTGCTGTCCGCATCGTCAACATTGTTCCGCGCATCTTGGCGCAATGCACTTACTTCGAACTAAACACCACCCGCGAGGCCGTTGATACCACCGCATTGGGCGACGAGTTCCGCTCGCAGTATTCCAGTCTGATCAGCGGCAGCGGTAATTTCCGTGCGTATTGGGAATACCTGCCGTCCTACGCCAAACAATCCACCGCCGAATCTGCCAACTATCTGCTGCAGCTTGCAATTAGAACAGAGGTTGGATCAAAGTTTGGCGCCAAGTTTTATCTCAAGGTCGGCAGTGAAGACGGCAACAAGACCACCATCGACGACGAGATCTGGTACGAAATTGACGGCATTATTACGCAGGCTGGCGTCAACTTCTCGCCCGATAACGCCGTTGAAATCAGCGCAGATTTTGTAACGACTGGAGCGATTCGCCTGCTCGCCAAGACCACACCATCCGACAAAGTGCTACAGGAAAACACAGGCGAGATCCGTCTGGAGCAAAATTCCGCCGCTTCACTGTTGCAAGAGGACATTGCGTAAGGCGGCTAAGCTAGGTGGTAACAGTGCCCTGTCGGCTTAGGCGGTATGGCTGACCTTCGGATTAGCGAACTTACAGCTCTTGCGGGGGCCAATTTAGCCAGCGGCGACCTCCTGCCCATCGTTGATGTCTCTGCGAGTGAGACCAAAAAGATCACGGTGACCGATCTGGTGGGTAATGCCACCACCTTGATTGCCGACGCCACGATCCCCAGCGCCAAGGTGCTGTTTGGATCTGGTTCGATTGTTGCCGCATCACTGGCGACCGACGCTGTTACCACCGCCAAGATCCAAAACGATGCTGTAACCGCCGCCAAACTTGCCGACGAATCCACTGTTGATCTCGTCACCACCCTTCCGGGTTCTGGTGCATTTGTCGGGCAGATCGCTCTTGATACTGACGACAGCAACGCCTACATCTGGAACGGCAGCTCATGGGTGAGCTTCAAGGCCGCCGGCTCGGTTGGTTCTGTTGTCGGCAGCACGGCTGGCACCATCAACATTGTTGTCACCACCAGCGGTAACGACGTAACGGTCAGCGCCACGCTGGATAACACCAGTGCCGCCGCTCAATTCCTTGCTGGTCCCGCCGCCAACGCAGGCGCCGTCAGCTACCGCACGATCACTGGCGCCGATCTTCCGGCACCTACCACCAGCGCACGAGGCGGCGTTGCCATCAACGGCGAAGGACTCCGCATGGATGGTGCGGTCCTGGAGATCGACAACGACGTAACCGCCAACGTCACCTACGGGCTGGTTACCTACAACGCCAAAGGTCTGGTCACCAACGGTCGGACCATCATCAGCAGCGACCTACCTGCCGCCACCAGCGTTGCCAAAGGTGCGGTGATTCCCGGAACGGGTCTTTCTGTTGATGGCTCGGGCAACCTGAACCACACCAACAGCGCCACTCCCGGAACCTACACCAAGGTCACGGTCGACAGCCAAGGCCACATCAGCTCTGGTACGACGCTTGCCAGTGGCGACCTGCCCAACCACAGCGCCGCACTGCTGACCAGCGGCAGCCTTGATATTGCCCGCATCGACGCCAACTCGATCACTGGCGCCAAGCTGGCCAACTACGCGGTCTCCAAGATCGGTGAGACCCAACCCACCGCCGACCACATCGGTCAATTCTTCTTTAATCCGCTGTCCCGCGACCTGTTCCTTTGGGACGGCAACGTGTTCCAGCCCATCGGTATTTCGGTGGGTGAAATCGTTTTCGCTGGAACCTTCGACGCATCGGCTGGCGGTGGCACGGGTCTGGTGGCTTCGGTCACGGCAGAAGGTACGGCCATCGGTCTGGTGGTCGGTCAAGCATTGCCCGCTGCCGCTACTGCCAACAACCGTTATTACTTGGTGGTTGCCGAGGCTGGCACGATCACCTCGGGTAATGCACCGCAGGTTTCGCTAAGCCCGCCGGACATTATTTTGTCGAACGGCTCGGCATGGACCGAGATTGACGTTTCGCAGACGATTACCGCGCAGGTCGCCAGCAACGTCAGCTTTACACCGGCTGGCAACATCTCTGCCACCAACGTCCAGACGGCCATTGAAGAACTGGACACCGAAAAACTCGGCGCCGGCGGTGGCACGATCACTGGCGAACTGCTGATTGGCACCAGCGGCAGCTTTGCGTTTGAAGGCACCAGCTCCAACGCCTACGAAACTTACCTTGCGGTGGTGGATCCGACGGCTGATCGGACCATTACTTTCCCCGACATTTCCGGCACCGTCATCACGTCGGGCGACACGGGCACGGTCACCAGCACGATGATTGCCGATGGCACGATCGTCAACGCTGATATCAGTGCTAGCGCCGAGATCGCCGTCAGCAAACTGGCCGATGGCACCGCTCGTCAACTGCTCCAAACCGACGCTGCTGGCACCGGTGTTGAGTGGACCGACAACGTTGATATTCCGGGAACGCTTGACGTAACCGGCGCCGCCACATTCGATGGCGCAATCACCGTTACTGGCACGGCCACATTTAACGGTTCGATCGTGCTGGAAGGTACGACGGCTGACGCGCACGAGCTGACGCTGGCATGTGACCCAACCGCCGACCGCACGGTTACTTTCCCAGACGCGACCACAACGCTGGCCGGCCTGTCCACCGCGCAATCCTTCACCGCCCAACAGCGTGGAGCAATTTCTGCACTAACCGACGGCGCCACGATCACTCCAGATTTCAGCCTCGCTAACAACTTCAGCGTCACACTTGGCGGCAACCGCACACTGGCCAACCCAACCAATTTGACTGCTGGTGCAAGCGGCTGTATCTGGATCACTCAAGACGGAACGGGTAGCCGGACCTTGGCTTACGGCAGCTATTGGGACTTCACTGGCGGAACCGCACCGACGCTCACGACGACGGCTAGTGCCCGAGATTGCTTGGTGTATTCGGTTCAGTCCACGACACAAATCACCGCTACTCTGATCACCAACCTGAGCTAAGTCATGGGAGTTCCCGGAAACGCCAACGCTTTGCTGCTTCGTTCGGCAGCGGCTGCTGGTGGCTATCAGGTGAGTAGATCACTGCGCTTCAATTCTGCGGATTCTGCTTACTTAAGCCGCACACCTGCGTCGGCGGGCAACAGGAAGACGTGGACGTGGAGCGGGTGGGTGAAGCGCAGCAAGCTTGGGACGTATCAAGGTCTATTTAGCGCCTACATAGGCAGCGGCGGCGTAGATACAACTTATGGTGAAATCTCATTTTACAATGACCAACTTGGGCTTACAGGATACAGCACTGTTTATAGGCGCACATCGCAACTATTTAGAGATGTATCCGCGTGGTATCACATTGTTGTTACGTTAGATACGACAAAAAGCACTGCCAGTGAACGTGTTCGTTTTTATGTAAATGGCAGTGAAGTAACGGCATTTGCAACCAGTAATAATCCTGCACAAAATGCGGATCTGGGAATCAATGCAGATTACGCCCATCAAATTGGTGCCGTTCTGAGCTTGGAGCATTTCAACGGCTACATGGCCGACATCTGGTTTCTAGACGGAATCGCTGCCACCCCAAGCGACTTCGCGGAAACCGACGCCACCACCGGCCAGTGGATTCCCAAGGCTTACACCGGCTCCAAAGGCACTAACGGCTTCCATCTGGAGTTTGCCGACAACAGCAACAACACCGCCAGCACATTAGGGAAGGACACTTCTGGCAACAGCAATAACTGGACGCCGAACAACCTATCCGTCACGGCTGGTGCTGGTAACGACAGCCTCGTAGACACCCCGACTAGTTACGGGACGGGTAATAGTGGTGGGGATGTGCGGGGGAATTACTGCACGTGGAACCCTTTATTTAAGGCAACAGGTCTTAGCTCCAATGCCGCAGCCAGTTTTGCAAACGGAAATCTTGAGGCCAGCGCAGGCGCTGGAGCTTGGACTCCGGGCTGTGGAACGATTGCGGTCAATTCTGGAAAGTGGTACGCAGAGTTTACTGTTGCAAATCTTGGAGATAGTAATCACTTTCATGTAGGCATAAACCCTCCTAGAAGCAACTTTAGCGGTGTTACTTATCACTCATCCAGTGATTCAGGACACTTTTATGGGTCTGACGGCGCGATTTGGAGCGGTGGATCGCAAACCACCGGGTATTCATCTGCAGCCAATGGCGATGTTATTGGCGTTGCGCTTAATTTTGATGCATCGACTGTAACTTTCTACAAGAACAATACTTCTATCGCTTCGGTATCGCTAAACAGCAACATCACGTCGCAAGGTGCTGTATTTGCTTTTGACCTTTATCCAGCCTCGACAGTTATAGCAAACTTTGGCCAACGGGCATTTGCTTATACACCACCTGCCAACCATAAAGCACTCTGCGATACAAACTTACCCAGCCCATCAGTCGCCAAGCCTAATACCGCGATGAACGCGATTACTTACACGGGCGATGGTAACGCCACGCAAACCATTAGCAGTTTAAGTTTTTCGCCAGATTTAATCTGGGTCAAGTCACGAGGAGAGGCAGTTGATAATGTTTTGTTTGACTCGGTTAGAGGTTTTGGAGCCAACAAGGAATTGGTTTCCAACGGAACTTATTCAGAAGGCGAAACTGGTGCCGGAAAACCAAACACAGATGTTTGGGGGTACATTGATAGCGCAACGTCTACTGGTTTTGTCGCCAAAAAAGGTTCCAATTCCGCTGGGTCATACGTCAATAAACTAAACATTTCTTATGCCGCTTGGTGCTGGGACGCCGGATCATCAACAGTCACCAACACACAAGGCTCCATCACT